CCTCCAGCGGGTCGGAACGGCTGAAGTTGGTGATGACAAAGTTACTCACCAAACCCTCGGAACCCGTCGTAGCGATGTCGCCGTCCATCGCCGCCAGGGCGATTTCGCTGTCGTTCAACCAGGCATCTTTTATTGCATCGAAAGCGGCATCGCCGGTCTCCCACACCATTTCAAACTCGATACTGCCATCCTTGAGTGTTGTGGCGGTCGCCCGCCAGCCGGCATTGCCACGGGTGGTTACGTCCGCCTCGCCCGTCTCCAGGTTCAGTGTCAGGTCCCGGACGTTGTCAATTTCATTCCATGTCAGGTCGCCCGGCTCACCGCCTGCCTCGCCGGTGAGCAGAGAATCTGAATAATAAAACTTGCAATCTTTTCCCAGCTTCTTGGCCATCGTACACCTCCTTTTCGCCTGGATTTGAGGCTTGAGGCTTGAGGTACGGCAGCCTCACGCCTGCCATTTTGTCTCAAACTTGCCCCGTCGTGCTCGGGGCCTGCCGTTATCCGTACTTTTTGATTGAATCACGCCACAACTCGTCGAGCTTCTCTTCTTTGCTGCGCTCGAATGCCGGCGCCATGTAAGGGCGGGCCTCATAGCGGTGCATCTTTCCATCTCTGCCGCGCACTATACCGCCCTTTTCCAGCAGCTCCGGCACTGTCATCGGGCCGTAGCTTTGCGCGCCTTGAATCCGCGCCGGGCCGACGACGACCGACCGCTGGGCGGGGTTGAATCCGTAGTAGATAAAGCTTTTCAGCAACCCCGTCTGGCTATGAGGCGGCTGTCCCGGGGCGCTGGGTCCTTTTCGGGCCCTGATTGAATGCCTGGCCACCTTCCGCACATATTGCCCGAAACGCACCAGCACCTTGTAAGTCGCTTTATCAACCGCGTGAATCACTTTGGGCGAATCAAAGAACAGGCCCTCGAACCGCATGTTGATGCGCATCTTGCCCTACCTCCATACCCGGAACGTGAGCGTGAGGATGCTGGTGAACACTCGCAGTTCACGCATGTGCTCCTGTGCGTAGATGGGGACGTTCTCAACCGCGATGCAAACCGCAACCGGCTGCGTATCGAGCGCCCGGCCGCTGAAATGGTCGGCGATCTCCTCCACCAGGGTCATCAGCGGGTCGAGCTCGGCGGCATCGCCCTGGTCGAACCCCGAAGGCGACGAGGCAAGTTTCTGTTGCACGCCTATATCCACCTGGTAGTCACACTGCCTTTCCGAGCGTGTGCCGCTGGATATCTCCATGCTCTTTGGCACGACGCTCACCCGGATGTCCACCATCTCGGATGGCTTAAAGGCGGGCACGTAAGCCCGCTGCGCCGCGAAGGGCTTGCTGAAGGCGCTCGTATTCAGTTCCGTCACGACCTCGTCGGCTATGTCCAGAATGACGCTCATTCGCTTCGCTCCTTCGCTCAGGCTTGAGGCTTGAGGTGCGTACCTCACGTCTCATGCCTCATGCCTGCCGTTATGCCCCGTCGTTCTTCTCAGCCTCCGAAGATTCTGAGCAGGCCGAACACGCCTCCCGCGCTCAACAGGCCGCTTCCGAGGCCTACGCCTATCGCAATCATTTTGAAGCGCATGGGCATGTTTGCGCCCGGGCATTCGGCCTGGTGGAGGCGTATCATCTGCCGCACCTGGGCGGCGATTTGCCGCGCCATCGTCTCGGCCACTTCACGTGCCATTTCCCGCACCAGTGCGCGGTCGCCCTCTGTAAGAGTATTGTTCATGGCTATTCCGTTCCGATGTGTTTTACGTGTATTCTCAGCGTTTTCTGGGCGGGGTCGCAGAAGCGAAAATGCTGCTCCCTGCCCAGTGGAGTTACCTCGTAAACTTGAACCGTGCCACTGCTGGCGTCCAGGATGTCGTCGCCTGGCTCCGGCAGGACCTGCTGACCGTCCAGCACCAGGTCTTCGGCGGCTATGAGATAATCCTGCATCTGCTGCTTCACGATGATGCCAAAGCCGTCATCTACTTCGAATTCCGTGGCGGCAACCGTGGCGGGGACCTCCACTGTGAAGCCCTCTCGCCGGTAGGTCACCGTGCGGCTGAGGTGCTCCCTGCGCTGGGCTTCCAACCAGTCAAGTCCTGCCTGAAGCATATCGGTCATATCCCGGCTTCCTTAAAAAGTTGCTTGAACGGCTCACCGCTGGCCCACTCTTTTACGTGCCATTGTCTGGCCGCAAGCCAGCACAGGTAGTTCTCTACTTTCGCCTGTTCCGGCTGCCAGCCGTCAAGCATCTGTTGAAACTCACGATAGAATGTTGCCATGCTCGTGCGTAGTGCCACTCCAGCCTGGGCATAAAGTGCCGGACCGAAGCAAAGCACAGGGCAACCGAGTGCCAGACACTCATTGCCCGCATTGCTGTTGATCGTTATGGCGAATCGCGCTCCCGCAATCGCTTCTTCGATTGTCTCCGCTTCGCAACGTGGCAGATAGGCCGGGCGCTGGACGTTGTCGCGGGGGTGGGGACGAAAGCGCCCTTCTTCCCCTTTGGGCAACATACGCGCTACTATTCTGTCCAGGAGGACAGGCGAATTTATCTCGCACTCATCAAGCTGGGAATCGCCCGGCACCTGACCGAGAACCAGCACGTATTTTCTGCCAGTCCATTTGCACTTTTTGGGACGCGGCCGCACTTTGGCCAATCGCTCGGCACTACCTTCTGGAGCAGGGCTACATAAGCGATCGCTCCAGCTTGCCCAGTGGAGAATCCCTGCATGGTCGGCCTGCCAGTGCTTGTTGCGTGCCAGGAATCCGAGTTCGAGGTAGATCGTCGGAATGCCGCGGTCCCGGGCAATCTGGGGGAGCCTGACATGTTCGCCTTTCCGCCCATTCCAGACGATCAGCACATCGTACAGTGATATATCATCGGCAGTCGCACAATCTATGACCTCTACGTCGCAGCCCAGGCGGGTCAGGCCCTCCGCGATGGCCCTAAACGGCATGGTGCATACCGGACTGTTTTGCCATTGGACGCGGTTCGGAGCAAGCCCCACCAGCAGCCCTTTGTATTGACCGCCCGATTCACCTTCGTACGAATCCATCAGACCTTTGGGCTTTGATTCTCGCAGCTCGGCCTTCTCTCCGCTCCACAGATGCATCGTGAAAGGCAACTGGCCGCCCGTAGGGGCGATGCGCGTGGCCTTTCCAATGCCCTGCCTGCGGAACATGCTGTATAGCCGGCCAGCCCGGCCTATCTCGGCTGGATAAAACCAGGGCCAGGCTCCTACCACGAACAGTTGGCGATAACGCTTCATAAGCTCTGTAAGGAGCCCTGGGCCGGTAGCTACTCTGGGAGGGTTTTTCGGCAGCTTTGCGAGCGCCTCATCTATTGCAGGCCAGGCCACGCATTCCGGGCCGATTGCGGCCATGACGGCCCCATTGTAGGTCAGGCGTTTTGAAAGCTGTCCGTGCTGCTCAGTAACAAACAATTGGTGGCCATCAAGCGCGTAGGCGCTTTCTATATCTCGCACGGGCCGAAAAGGAAATATATCGGCGTCGAACCACCATCCTCCGTACCGTTGCAGAATTGAATAACGTAACAAATCGGACGTGTGCGCAAACGTCGTAGCCGCATCGTACAATATGCGGTATTTCGGCAGGAGGGCCTCTTCACCATGAATACGCACTTCGTAGTCCGGGTTGAGCCGACGGAACCGTTCAATGTTATCGGCAGCCCATTCAGGCATGGGCGGGGCCTGCTGCCCCGGCAAGCCAGTCCAAGCAAAATGTATCAGCTTGGGTATCATGTGAACCAGCCCCAATCTCAAACGAATTGCCACCATGTAAAATCATCGCCTGTCTTTACTCCTCCCGGGAACGCCTCATCGACTGCCCTGGTTACGCCCCATCGCGGGTTGTGTGGATTGCCGTAGTCGTGCCCGGCCAACAGGCCGCCCGCCTTGAGCTTTGGCCGCCAGCGGCGGATATCGTCGCGAACATATTCATAGCTATGGTTCGCATCCAGAAATACGAAATCCAGGCTGCGGTCGCGCACCAAGAGCGCTGCGTCAGCACTGAACAAGCCCAGAACGACTACCCGTGATTCAAACTCCTTATTTTCAAAGAGCCGCTTGAAGAAAAGACTGCGTGCTTCATCAAGAAGCTGCTGGTCGGGCCAACGCCCTCCGGTCTTATCTGTCGGGCAGCGGTCATGTTCATAGTCGGGATACCACCGCCAGGCGTCCACGCAGTAGAGCGTTTCGAGCGTCGGCAGGCCGCGCAACAACTGAAAGCTGGTATCGCCGGCCTGTACGCCTATCTCGGCACCTCTGCGCGGCTTCAGCGGACGAAGCAATTCCAGGAGTACTGTTGCCCGTCCTGCCATTTGCTCATTCTGGCCCAACTCAAATTACGTGCCGGGCAACAGAAGAGCCCGCACTGTTGTCGCCGTGGCCGCGGCATCCTGCACCGCATAGATTCGGCCCTTATTGCTACCGGCGGTCGTCGTTACTTTTTCAGTTGAAGCGTTCCAATAGAGTCGTGTGCCGGCACTGATCGCACTGGCAGAGCCACTGTCTTTCGGCCAGTCAAACACACCCTGAATGCAGAGAGCCCCTTGCTCACCTGCTGCAATGTCTTGGAGGGCGACGCCCACCAAGTCTCCCTGGACCACTACATCTCCAGCACTCACATTGACTCCAGGGGTGTAGTCTACCATCTCGCCCTTCTGAACGTACTTGACTAATATGTCAGCCATGATTGTGCCCTTTCTTTTCAAAAGAGACTTGAGGCTTGAGGCTTGAGGCCTGAGGCTTGAGGCTTGAGGCTTGAGGCCTGAGGCCCCTCATGCCTCACGTCTCACGCCTGCCGTTATGCCTCATGCCTGCCGTTATGCTCAACCGGTGCCCGTGCTCTTCACCGCACCGCGCGGATTAATCTGGCACACGCCGATGTCGAAATACACTCTGATTCCACGCCCCAGCATATTGCCCGGCACGGAAACCTGCTCGACGATGGGCGTCTCTTTGCCGTTCAGGTAAGCGATGCCGAAAGCGGGCAACACGGCCGGGTTGCCGAACAGGTACCACTGGGTATCGCTCGCGCTCTCGTGGAACGTCGTATTACTCAGGTACGGCGTGCTGTGCGGCTTGTAGCGGCCCTCGTGGATGTTCTTGTTCGGTTGTCTGTTCTTCGAAGAGCCGCCGCCGACGACCAGGTTGCGGCTGACGTAAAGCTCATCCGCCACGGCACGCAGCGCAGGCGGCACCACCAAGTCGGTCGCCGTAACAATGATTGGTTTGCCGTCCTCGTCGGTCTGTTCCTCCAGGGTCTTGACGGCTGCCGACAGCCCTTCCGAGGACAGAGTGTTCGTGATCAGGTTGCTGTTGTCTGCATGGAAGAAGTCGTTGGTGTTATCCAACACCAGCGTCCAGAACAGCTCCTCGAGCGTAAGGGCCGCTCCCTGCCCGTATCGCTGCGGCAGACTGGTGAAGGCGCCCACGTCGTCGTTGACGACCATCTGGCGGGTGATGACAATCATCCGGCCGTAGGTGTCAACCGAATAGGCATACTCCTGGCTCTCGTTCAGTGTGGCGTGCTTCAATTCGCCGTCCGGCCCGACCTTCTCCAGCGTCCGCTCGCCCGTCATCCGCCAGCCGGTATGCTCCTTGAAGTCGTTTGCAGTGAGCTTCTTTGATACCAGCTTGGCCACCGAGGGCATGGCCTGGTAGGCGCTCACCAGGACCCGGTTGATGGTATTGCCCAGCAGGTTGGACAGGCTTGCGCTGGAGAATGCTGCCTCGATGAAGTCGGTTGCGCCGGCGCCCGGTCTCGGCACGGCCAGGCCGTCCAGAGAGGCACAGATGCGAATGAGGTCCCGCAGGCCGATGTGGCGGTACTGATATGCCGCCTCCAGAACCCTTTCATCATATGCCTTCTCGACAAGCTGCGAATCCTCAGGCCCGCCGAGGCGGAGGCTTGCCTCCAGGACGCGGGGCGTCACTTCGCTGCGGTCGCTCTGGGTGGCGTGGATGCCCGTGGGCCGTGTGGCCCGCTGGACCTCCAGTTCCGTCTTCGTTTCATCCCACCCCTCCTCGATGGCTTTCGCCTCGATATCGGGATGCCCTTTTGCCAGCTCATGGATGCATTTCAGGCGCTTGATTTCCGCCACGTGGGCGGCGCGCAGGTCCTCGATGGTTTTTTCGAGATCCTCGGTATCCCCGCCTGCTGCATCGGAAACGTCATCGGCGGCACGCTGCTCGGCCTCCCACATTGCCTTCAGGCTTTTTTGCTGCTCTTGCGTCAGAGCCTCAGGGTCAAAGCCTTTTTCCTTGAGCCAATCTTCGAACTTCATTATCTCTTCCTCCTCCTCGAGTACAAAGGCGGCAGCCACGCGCAAGCTGGTTTGCCTGTCCGCGCCTACGGGCAGCACCGAAACCTCCCGCAGCACCGCCTTTTTCACGTGATAAAATGGCCCGGCATGAATCTGCCCGTTCACCTGGCGCTCATCCCGGACCAGTTCGCTAATCAAAACCTCTGCCCCAATCGAGAGCTGCCAGTCGGCTCCGGCCCGGGCCTGCTCCACGATTCCCCTGGCCTGGCCGCTCGTGGACAGAATCTCACCCTCTATGACCAGCGAGTTGTCCTCTATCCGCGCCCGCACAACTCCCACCCGGCTGCCAGTGCGGTTCTCGTGGTTCGTCAGGAGCGGGACAGTCTCCGGTATCTCCAGCCCTTCCAGGTCGACCACAACGGGATATCGCCAGCCGGGCAGCTTCATCTTCCCGCCGGTATAGGCCACGCCGTGGACCCTGGCTACTCCGGCGGCCTTCAATTCTACCTGCACACCAGACCCCGAGAGCGACGGGGCAAGTTGGGCCGCCTCCTGTCCGGCCGACCGCTGGCCCGGGCCCGGGCGTTCAATCCGTCGCATCTCGCCGCCGCACTTTTCACATCGGACATTCCGGCAATGCTCATTCGACTCTTGAACATGCCCACAATCCAGGCATTCGCAGCGGTATGTTTTCTGACCTTCTGCATTGGCCTGCTTTGTGGCCGGGATAAACTCAATAGGCTTGTAATCATGTTCTTTAAGCCAGGCTTTGGCCTCGGCGACGGTGAACCTGTCAGCGTCGAAACGTATGGATTGCACCTCGGTCTTTCGTTCGCTCTCTACAGTCCTGATGCCGTAGATGACGTGGATGCCCGGTCCGAACTCGTCATTCTTGCGCCGAAACTCGTCGTACTTGTCCGGGTCATTGATTCGGGCGGAATGTTCGTTCGCGTAGGGCGCTTCCAGCGGGGCGAGGTCAGCACCGGCGCAAAGCTTGCCCCGTTGTTCTCGGGGCCAGCGCGGTTCAGTAAACTCGTTGTCATGCAAGGGCATTTTCCAGCGCCTCCTCTATTTCATCTTCGGCAGCCGCTCCTACAGCCGGGGCCGCCTGCGGCAGCGGCAAATCGAGTTCTTTCTGAAGTTTGACTTCCCGCGCCCGCTGCCTCAGCTCCGCTTCCCAGTCCTTGCCCTCACGGGCGTACTCGTGCGCGAGCGTGGTAGTATGATTCTTCAGGCGCATCTCCTGCGCCTTCGCTTCCTTGACCGGGTCGACGTGCTCCATCCCATCCCAGAACCACTGGTGACGCGGCAACCGGCGCCCCGACAGCATCAAGGCAAGCCCCGAAGACAACGAAGCAAGCCCCGAAGATAACGAGGCAAGCTCTGTGAGCCACTGGTTCAGGATACGGTCAAGTACGGCCCGCGCCATGAAAGCCTGGTCAATGCGAATCGAGCGGAAAAACGTCTGGTGGTCGAGCCGGCCGGAGGCATAGTTGTAGGTAGATGAATCGCAAGCAGCAATGTTGTAAGGCATGTTCAGGCAGCGGGCGATTTCGGTCAGGATTTCCCGCTTGAACTCCTTATAGCTTGTGGTGGGCTGCTGGGCCTGCATCTGGCGCATATCCCACCCGTCCGGCAGAGTCATCAACATACCGCGTTGAATCTCTATCGTGTCCAGGGGCTGAGGTGCATACTCCTGTTCATCTGCCGGCGCTTCCGTGTGAAGCACGCCAGCAAGGTCGGCGGCGGTCTCTGCGGCCTCAATCACCGCCAGCGTATAGCGCCTGAGCTGGGCGAACAGCGGCAGGGCCGGTGTGATTTCCGGTATCCCGCGATGCTGTCCGGGCCGGTCAGCCCTGAACCAGTGGATCACCTGCCGCGCGTCTACATCATTCTTTTTCAGCTCCAGCCCTTCCGAACCGCCTGGATGCTTGCTCAGGATATGATAGGTTTTGGGCTGGTCGTACTCGTCCAGTACGATACCGTCCACGGGCTGGTCCAGGACCACATGAGGTGTGGTAACCTGGTCTGCCTCTATAAGCTGCACATCCAGCTTAATGTCATGGGTCAGGGTCTTGTTATCGCGCAGCAGCGCGAAGGCCTCCCCGTCGGTCGTGCGCGCCATACGCATGAGCAGGAGCTTCTCGGCTAGGCCCACCTCCTGGGCCCATTCTCCAAATAGCTCCTCCACTTCTCGGTTGGTTCTCTCATCCTCTGTAAGCATTTGCAGCCGCGGCCCGGTGCCAACGCAGTAGTTTGCCAGCGTCAGCACGATCCCTTTTGCATACGAGTTGTTAGCGACCTCGTAGCGCGCCCGCTTTCGCAAAGTCTCCCGGACGCTCTTGCTGTTAGCCGCATCGGCGCTCAACAGGTCCGCCCACGCCCAATGTGCCGCATCACGTTCAGTAGACTGGGCAGCGTCGTAGCTGCCATAGATGTAACCGCGGCGAGCGCGCAGCTCCCGCACCCTCTCCTCCAGGAATTGCTCCTGGAGTTCGCGCAACCGTCTGGGACGGGCTTTTTGTTTTCTGGCAAATGGCCACATCAGAGAGGCCCCCCATGTGTGAGTTTTGCAAAACGCAATGCGAGATAGGGTCGGCGTCTGCGGCGGCGCGAAGCCAGGTAGCGGTCGGCCTCAATCTGGTCCTTGAGCGAATGCTGCTCAACTGAGCCTATATCACCGCTTGCCCTTTTCGGTTTCTGTGCATTCTCCTCTATGACGTCGGCGAGTTCCTCATCATTGGCCATCTGTCGCTCCGCTATCGCTTTGCTCCAGGCTTGAGACTTGAGGCTTGAGGTACGTACCTCACATCTCCCGTCTCATGCCTTATCCCTGATTGGTCCCATCGCCAAAAAGACGGGCCGCCTGAGTGCCTGGCCCCAGGCGGCCCTCAATCTTTCTGGCACCACGGTCTGCCGGAGATCAATCGGCAGGCTACTGCGCAGAGTTACCTTTATTATTCCTCTCGATGTAGTTTTTTGCAAGCCCTTCAGTTACAGATGTGTAATATCTGCCCTTTTTGGTTACATATATGTAATACTTGCCCCGTGTCAGGAGACTTTTTCAGGCGATTTCTCAAATGTCGTGAACCTGTGTCCACAGTATCGGCACTGTCGACGCCGCATAATCCGGCCATGAAGCCCGGGCCGGGTATAAAGGACCGGCACGTGGCCGCATCCGCATCGCGGACAGCGCAAACCCCTTTCATCCCGTCCCGGCGGGTAAACTGTACTTTCTGCTTTCATACATCTTCTGCCTTTGGAGGTCGGAAAGTTTTATACGCTTTTTCTGTCTGGGCAGCGGTAGCTCGCTTCCCAGTGGTTGTATCCCGCGTAGCGACGCGGCCGCCGCACACCCCACCAGGCAGTCGAACCAGTGATTATCGGGTTTGGAGGGAGGGAGCTTCCATTCGTCCACGGTACGGCCGCGGCCCTCGGTCCTGACCCGATACTCCGCTGTCAGGTGGTCGGCGAAGAGCCGGTGCTCAGCGGCCTTGCGGCCGAAGATGGACAGGCAACCGGGATCGCCCATCGCCGTGGCAAAACTTTCATGTACGAAGGATTTCCAGTAGTTCGTGTCGACCTCCACGTGTCGCAGCGCCCGCCGGCGCTTCATACCTGGTATCCACCAGTGGTGGCCGATCCGGTCGCCGCGCTTGCGGTCGTACTCGCTGATGGGCTTTTGCGAGGCCGTAATCCCATGTCCCCGGGCCGGCATAAGCACCGCCGCGTGAGGCGATTGTCGGCAAAACTGGTGCACGACATCCGCCTTCCAGCCCTGGTCTATCAGGCACAGCCCGATTCGCATCATTGCGCCATCACCGCGTGGCCACTCTTTCGTTAGCAGCTTGCCGGTCAACTCTATCAGCCCCCTGTAAAGAGCCGCATCGATGCCTGTACCGGGATGGGTGCGCCGCAGCGTGCGATTCAGCTGTCGCACCGTGAAATAACGCCTTGCCTGCTCCGGGTATGTGCCATAATCGACTACATAGCCCGTGAAATCCGATTGCCAGGCACAAACAACATAGAACAACACCTTCTCCTGGAGGTCAATAAAAGCGGTCAGCTCCTGGCAACCGTCCGGCACCTGCCCGCGCCCGAGGCCGTTTACCTTCGTCGCGATCTCATCCGCAGCCACTACCTGGCTCTCCGTCTTTTGCTCCGGGAGCGGCTCATTCTGGTATTCCGCCCAGAACGCCGCCTCGTCCCGAAACTTGAGGTTCATTGCGTGCTGGATACCGGACAGCTCGTCTTCGTTGTACCGCTGAGGCCATGCGACTTCGGCACCTTCGTCCATTTCTCTGCGATGTTTGCGATAGAACTTCGTAGCACTGCCTCGTTTTCGCTCCCCCCGCAGTTCCTCTGTAAGAATGCGACGATACTCCTCCCAGCGCTTCTCGTTTTTTGGAAACGAATAGACCATTTTCATCCGCTCTCCCTGCCATTCGGGGTATTCTTCGCGGTCAAGGATAAGGTCTGCCATATCGCCCGGACGGATGACCGTGCAGGGCATGATGCCGCTGATCTTCGTGCGGGGGCCTGCGAGGCCCAATATCGTGCCCTGCAAAATGCTCTCTCGCAGATGACATTGGGATGGACTGCGGGCCGACTGGTCCGTCTGCGGGTCGTCCAGGATGACCAGGTCGGGCCGCACCGAACCCAGACGGGGGTGGTAATGTTTCATTCCCTTGATGCTGCCGGTGAGACCCGCCACCCGAACGATTCCTCCGCTGGCCTGCCCGTGGGGCATGGTCGGGAGCACCAGGTATTTTTTACCCCACGACATCTCCGTCCGAGTGCCGAGATAGTGCTGTCCATCACAACGTTTCGTGATACCTTCCAGGGAGCGGACCGGATGTGTGACCTCCTTGAAGTCGAGATGGAGATAATCGTTGTGCTGAAGCTGGGTTTTTATGGTTGCCAGCATCTCTTCTGCGTGGTCCTCATCGCTGCCGATGAGACAGACGAAGTTTCGATGGCCATAGAGCAAGGCCCAGATGCAGGCACATTCGCAAATGGTGGTTTTGCCGCTTCCCCTGGGCATGGCCAGGGCAAACAGGCCGCCCTTTAGAACCGCCTCTTCTATCTTCTTGATAACTTTCAGATGGTCCTTCGACCAGGGCAGAAAGAACAAGTCCGGGAAATAATGCTTTAGAAAGAACTGAAGGTCCTGGCGCCCGCGTTCACGCACCTTGGGGCGTTGCACCCGAGGCCCCGGATAAGGCGCGATATCCCGTCCGGCTTGGGACAGCCTGGCATTCCGGTCCCTGGCCCGCTGCCGCATCTGCTGGTATTGCTCGGCCTCGCTGACGGGTTTCTGAGCGGCATGGCTCATGCGTTTGCGCTCCTTCAAAAGCCAGACCACATAACGCACCAGGTCGGCGGAACCCATTGGTGACCGGTCATCGCTTGTGGGTGGCCTTTCAATTCGATGCGGACAAGAAATGTTTCTGCTGTGCCGCGCGAATACGGGCTTTTGCAATCTCCACGTATTCCGGCTCAATGTCTATGCCGATGAAGCCAAACCCTTCCAGGGCGGCGGCCTTGCCTGTGCTCCCGCTGCCCATGAATGGGTCAAGGATGATACCACCAGGTGGAGTGACCAGGCGGCAGAGGTAGCGCATGAGAGCCGTAGGCTTGACCGTGGGATGCGGATTCCTGACGGGGCCTTTGTGGGGTTTTGGCAAGACATCAACCCACTCCCAATCATTATGCCCACAAGCAGGTCCAGTTCCCCCCTGATTGGAACGACTTCCACATATCCTGCACTGGCGTGATTTAATAGCCCCCAGGCTTGTTACATGATGCATACCTTTCCAAGCCTCTAATCCTTCATCCCTATCTTTCTTGCTGGCCTTTGCGCAATAAAAGAAGCGGGCGGCAGAACCTGTGTCTCGATAGCCCAAATCAGGCATTGGCGGCTTTTTTCTATCTCCACCAAAGGAATTGCCGCCACATCGGTGCCGTACGGCTGTGCCAGCTTTCGCTTTTGGGAACCACGCCAGCACTTCCTCGCTGCCATCGTGGATGAGGTTTGCGGGCCAGCGGCCTTGAGCATTGTGCCTAAGTGATAAAGGATGATGATTTGTAACAGGCTTTGGCTCCACGGAAGGGTCATACGCTTGATTGGGAAGAGGAATCCCCTGTGTTCCTTTTGCCCCTGTTGTTCGGAAATCGCTTGACGACTGATTAGCATCTATAGGCACGCGGCATCCATCAATATTCAGCGCCCCTGTGCCGTATTTAAGCACGTTGGCGGCTACAGTTCCTTCCAGGGGTTTGCGGGCCACAATGATAGGCTCCCAGGCGGGCTTCAGCGCCGTGCCCCAGCCCTCCCATTGTTTGGCCTCTTCGCTGCCGAATTGCACAATATCACGAAAATGGCCATTAGGGCAGCCAGCAATACCATGTCCTTCACTTTTTGCATTGCACAATATCACGAAAATGGCCATTAGGGCAGCCAGCAATACCATGTCCTTCACTTTTTGCAGATTTATCCCATCTGGCCGTATTGACTCTATGTCTTACAGTTACTTCTTTTCGTAACAACTTTGTCTTATGGCCTAACTGCTTGTCAATCGCCTTGCTCACATTGTGGCTCTTCGGAAATCCGTTACCGTATACCCACATGATGCAATCCCGTATCTCGAACCCGGCATCTTCAATGGCACAAGTGAGGCGGTGAAATGTGCGAGTGCCGCCAAAGGCCAACAGGTGAGCGCCGGGCTTGAGCACTCGCAGCACGGCCTTCCAAAATGGGACGCCAGGTACGCCGTGGTCCCAGTCCTTGCCCATGAATTTGAGGCCATAGGGCGGATCCGTGATGCAGGCATGTACACTCTCAGGGTGCATTTGGAGCATAAGTTCACGGCACTCGCCTTGTAGAACTTGAATCATAAACCGTTATCATTGGGGGAGTACTTCGTCCACAACCTCCGAGACCCGGTCGGGGTTGGCCAGACCCTCCTTCAGCTCGCCGGCATCCATGATTTCGGCCAACTCGTCGTCCGGGAATCCGATAAGCTCCAGGTCGTAACCGGCATCCTTCAGCGCGCCGAGCTCGATGGGCAAAAGCTCGTAGTCCCACTCCGATAGGTCCCTGGTCGCGTTATCGGCCAGCCGGTAGGCC